CGCATTGATTCCCGTACCCTTGAACGGCATCGTAAGGAACGCCAGCACAGATGAAACCGCAGCGGAGACACCAGCCGCTACCGCCTTGCTCCCGTAGAGTGCCATCACTTCTTCACCTTACGCTTATCAATAGCCAGCATGACTACATCACGCACCTTCTCAAGGTCAGATGTGGACAAGAAGTCTAAATTCTCGATGATTTGGTTTACTAGTAGCATCTCACCAAATGGAATCTTTACCTCAGGGACATTAGCACTTTTCTTCAATAACTTACTAAGCCAACTCATAGCATTTCCTCCTTGGACGCTTTACTGAAAACCAAGTCACTTGGCGAACTATCACGTATATGCTTCAACACTACTTCTCTTTGGGACTGTAACTGAAACACTTTAGCATCTGAGTCCTGACGCACAAAGAATGCGATTACCGCAGTTACCAGTGCAGGAATACCTGCACGTACTCCTTCAACAGCACACAACGTAAACATCTTCATCACATAACCAAATGTAGCAGTATCTGGTATGTGCCTTGCTTCCCACTCCATATTGAATGCGGGACCAGCACTAGCCATAAATGCACCAAGTGCAATCCATACCAGTCTACTCCAAGCTATGTTCATCGTGATGTCTTAGTCTTTTCCTCTAGGACTCTGAGTCGCTCCTTGACATTTTGCAACTCTTTATCCAGCCGTACAATCTCAACACGCATATCGTGAATGCTACCCTTGAGGTCTTTATACTGAGTTTCACTTTGTGACGTAAGGTGAGCCAACATAATCTCAAGCTTGTCTACTTTACGAACAAACGTGAATGATGCGCCTAAGAATGAGGACACACCTGTAAGCAGGGTAGACAATACTACTGGGAGAATATCCTTAACTTCCATCAGAACCACCTGTAACTGGAGGGATTGCAAATGGAGAACCCGGCATACGCAAGAAGGTATCCAACTGAGACCATAGCCTCATACGTACTTCGTTATACCAATTTCCCCAGAAGGCACGTTGAGCAACAGATGGGTCATCCGTATTCTTTAATGCCAACTTGTAGGCAGCGTAACTAGCCCACATCTTCAACTGCAAGTCATCAGGGATAACCGTAATAGACGTTGCAGAGATATCACCTAAAACACCACATCCATAAACAGTAAAGGCAGTGGATGCCGATGGTGCAGGATAAACCCTTATTCCGTAGTCACCAGAACGATACCAATACTTTGGTGTACCTACAGCGGTAGCCTCAAAGGATGGGTCATATGCACGTAGTGATGGTTCGCTACAGTGTGTAAGATTCGTAAGACCAGACTGTACTGTTAGTGGAAACCACATACTACTAGCGTCATTCACCGTTGAAGCGTCAGTAGGAACATAAGTAGAATCCAAAGACAGACTGGATAAATTGATTATAGGATTGGACTGAGTAATCGTTCCCTTAGCTGGAACGTATATACAAGTCCTACACGTTTCTTTGATAGCCTCATTCAAGTAGGCTTCAATTGTTGCACTCGTTGTGGTCGTAACAGTACCTGAGCCGTCACCAACTTCACCAACAGATGAGTTAGTCGCTTCGTTCAGGAGTCGTAGTACCTCTGAGGTAAGCGTTGCAAGATTAGCCATTAGACTGTCCTTCGACCATATATAGCAGAGTTTGACTCAACCATACCCAGTCTATCCAGATACTCGCTCTTGTACAACGCAAGTACATTAGCATCCTTCATCTGCATAGCTCGTGAGTACAAAACAGAGTACACCAAACAATCGTGTGCAGATTCAGGGAGAGGACACTCTTGGTCATCAGCAAGTGGTACAGCATTACCATTAGTGTCGTACTGCCATATCATTCCAGGCTGACAGTAACCTTCAATCATAACGCCGTTTGTGACGTTGTCTGTTGGCGTAGGAAGGAACCTAAGCCTATTAGTGGCATAAAGTATACAAGCGTCGATTGTAGCGTTACCTTGGAGCCTGTAGCGGTCTACCTGACGGTCAGCAAAGTCTAGTAATCGTAGTCGCTTGTATTCGTTATCTTCTAACTTGAATACTCCCCTAATACGATACATATCAGGGGAGCAGTATTCGTCTACATCTTCTTCTAAGTCTAGGTAACGTCTGCCAAACAAACAGTCTGTTTTACGGGCTATCTGATTGGCAGATTCCAACACTAGGTATTCCAAGCCAAATGGGTCAAGGTCTTGCTTGCTACCAAAGTGGTGCAAACCTATCATCCTGACCTTTTGTTTGATTTCACCTAGTGTCATCTCGTTACCTTATATTACTTAGAGTCCGACAGACCCATCACGTCCGTTGACGATAGCAGCCATCAGGATTGTCATAGTTCCTGCACCACTCGAAGTAGTACCGGAAATCTGAAGCTGAATGTATGGCTTTACAGTCAACAGTGGGAGGTAAACAACCTTCGTTACACTTACAGTTGTATCAAGTGCAACAGCAGCTGTTACTGCAACTGGAGACGATGACAATGCACCAGCATTACCACTTGTCGTAGCAGCAGCACTACCAACAATACTGAGGGTAGGTGTACCAGCACCAGATACAGAACCGTTGTTCTGATAAATAACCTTGACGAACTGAGGGCTGTTCTGACCGTTGTTACCAGTAAGTGCAGCAGCTGTAGATGTCTTAGTATCTGCCTGTGAACCGAATGCAGCAGCGTCTGCTACAATCTCGTTCCACGTTTGGAATACGTCAGATGCAACGGTATATGCCTTGCTACCAGAGAATGTAGCAACAGTCTGAAGGTTACCGGAACCAGCAACAGGAGCCTGAGCGATTGTTCCAGTTCCGTCAGCAATCGTAGAGAATTTGAAGGAAGCCTTCTTATCACGTGCCATTTCTTTTCTTCCTTTCTATTATGCGACTCGGCAGAACAAGCGACCAACGGCACGAGTATGTGGAACCCACAAACCAATACCCCAATCGAAGACAACGTTGTGCATAATGCCATTTTCCTTGGAAAGACCAAGGTAGGTTGGCTTGAATGGTCCGCTCTGCCATCCCTGTGCATATCCAGTTCCATAACGAACTGCATAGATGGAGGAAGCAACGGAACCTGTAATACCAGATGCAGTCTGAGTATCCGAGATTACACTCGTAGTACCATCAGCCTTACGACCAACTGTACGAACGGTTGCATTCTTGTACTTCTCAACTGGGCGGTCGAACGAGTCACGTGTGACATCAAAACCAGCACCAATACCCATAGTACGGATAGCGAACTCAACAGAACGCTTTGCCTTCTCAGACATATACAGAACAACACCATCTCCATCTGGGGAGTTCATGTTGTCAAGCAACTGCTGGAGGTAAGCGAAGAATGCGTTAGCCGTAGCAGATGTCGTACTAGCCGAGATATCAATACGGGCAGCATCTGGTGCAATCAAAGACATTTCCGAAGGAATATCAAAATCGCTAGGGTTGTCCATACGATAAGCAAGCCCAGGGAAACAATCAATATTGCCCGTAAGTGGGTTGTTGTTAATGAACTTGTCGTTGAAGTCATAAGCAAAACCTTCGAGGAAGATTTGAACCTGCGCTTCAATTGGGTCGATGATGTTCGTCGGTTGGTCAAGCAGAACGTGGTCAACAAGAATCTTGTTGCGAACCAAGTACATCTGCTCTTCGTACGACTTTGGTCGTCCCTTGACTGCGACTGGTTCAGAGTTTACACCCGTCCAGTTTGGCGAAGGGATACCGGAGTTGAGATAACGAACACCAATCTGCTTGAGGGATGGTGATGTGTAGAGAGGAATGTCTTTAAGTGCATTCCAAGTCTTGTGGAGGGATTTTGTGATTTCCTTGACGAGTGGGTCATTGCTGATTGCTGCTTGGTCCGCAAGCGTCAAGGCACCGTTAAAGTCAATAGCCATTTACTTAGCCTTTCCTACATTGTTTTGTTTCGATTAATACCCATCATTTCTGAGAGGGATATTCTTCGTTGTTGCTGTGATGCGCCACCAACCACTGGTGCTGCTGAACCTGCTTGTGATTGTGGAGTCGGAGTACGTTGACCCTGAACCACTTGCTTAGTAAGTTCTGGAACTAGTGATTGCTGAAGACTCTGAATCTGCTCGTGTACAAGTCGTACTGCATCCGCAGGTTTTACACCTACGTTTACAAGACTGTCCACCATATGATTAGCCTTCTGTGCCAGTGGATACTGAATAGCAGCTTGTTCACGTTCTCGTTGAACCATAAACTGACTGACTTCCTGCATTGCCTGTTCATAGCGGAACTTCTGTAGTTCTGCATCAAGTTGCATTTGGGCAGTAGTTGGGTCAACCAGCTCTTGCTGCTCAAGTTCACGATAGCGTTGGCGAATAGAATCTTCCTGCGCTTGAACCTGTTGCTGTTGCATAGCCCTTTGAATATCAGCAGCAGATTGAAATCCCTGCTGTTCAAACTGACTAATAACATCAGCCCATTTATCAAGCCGCTCAGAAGCAGCTCTTGCCCTATCGTTTACTTCCCTGAACCTATCGTAAGGGATAGGACCTGGTTCCTTAGTATCGGTGGCTGGCTCTGACAGATAGCCGAAACTATCATCAGGTGCGGATTGCTCCGCTGGGACCATAGCACTTTCGTTAACGCCTGTCGTGCTTCCAGTATCGTAGTCGGCGGTTCCACGTACTGCGTCCAAAATGGCGTTACCAACGCCGTAACCGTCTGACGCACCCGCTGATGAATCGGGTGTAGGTGTCATCATCTCGTCTGACAAATTTATCGTACTCCTTATTTCTTACATTGCCAACTATTGGGGATTCATTTGTTGTTTCAATTTTTCCTTTGAAACATCAACGATACCCTTTGCAGCATCGTTCTCCTGAGTCAGGCGTGAACGCTCCCGCATCTTGATAAGGTCAGATTCTGTCTTAGCAGCAATCTGAGCCTGTATCTTCTGTGTATCCAGTTCGGACTGCAACTGAGCAGCCTCTGGGTCAAACTTACGAGCAGACTCAGCCGCAACCCCTTGTTGCTGTGCCATCTGCTGTTGCATCATCATTGCCTGTTGAGCCATACCCTCTTCCTGCTCATCGAGATGTTGGATAATCTTAGATGTCTCAGGGATGTTCAACATACTGACAACAAGCTTGTTTGTTGATGGGTCACCAGGGTCACCAAACAATCCCATCTGTCGCATAGTCAGTAACTTCTGCAACTTCTGGTCAGGGCTGTCTTCCATACTTGAACCCGGTACATACACAATGCGGTATTGACCTCCGTTGCGAATATGCTCAAAGGTAATAACGCCCTGCTCGATGTTTTCGTATGGATTAGACTCTTGGTCAACATTACCAATGAATGGTGCTACACCAAACTCTTCAACAAGAGCAATCTCCCACTCTTTGATTTTGGCGGCTGATATCTCAATGTCCGCACGTACATAAGAGTGTTGCGTATTGTCTGCTCGTTGAAGCAACTGAACAGCCTCAGCAGGTGTGCCAGCCGGAGCCATACCTTGAGACACATCATGCAATCCCGCAATATCCATCATGTCCTTTTCAACATATTGGAGCATAGGGAATAGGTCACCACCAATGCCAGGCGCACGACTAACTACTGGAGGCGCAGAACCGGGATTGTAGTAAATCTTCTTGTATGTACGAGTCTCGTCGTAGTAATCATCACCAGTATTATTGAATGCATCAGCACCTACATTAGATAGACGCTGAACCATTACATAGTCTCGTTGTTGCTCAAACTGCTCAAGCATACGTGAGTAAACTCGATTGTATGTTTGTTGCAATGAACACAAGTCAAAGCCTAGCGAATGCCCGTACGGTGTACCACTACGTGGTTGCCAACGAAGAGGTATAAATGGGAACTCGTCCTTCTTCTTGTATAGCCAAGGTCCAGCGTGTAGTAATACAGCGTTAGTGCTAACTATGTATCGCCCGGATGGATATTGTTGTGACGGTTTTTCCCAGTACTCATAGACAATTGCAGCACGTTTTTTGGAGTCACTCTGAGCAAGTCTAGCAGTAGATGGTGGAACCCATCCATTACCTGAGCCGTTACCACCTTCAAGGTAAGCATCAATATAGGATGCGTTATTACCCATCATTGCGTCAGGGTTAACTAACTTACCTGTGTCACCATAGTTGTCTACGAACCAGGATAGTGGTTTTGCAGATGCGTGAATCAACCAACGAACGTCAGCATCACGCTTTGCTGTTGGGTCTAGGAATACGTCAAAGGCAGGAAGAATTTCTTCCTTGACATCACCAATCTGGATGTTCTCATACCCTGTAATCTCACCTGTTTCAGGAGAGAAGTAAGGCATAACCTGTTCACCTTTAGCATCCCAGTAAATCTTTAGATAGGATGTTCCGCATACACAAGCCCAGCGTACACGTTCCTTCAACTGAGTCTCTCGGCTGAACTTACGGTTATAGTGACCACAGATGTGGTTTGCTTCATCCGAAGCAAGTAGGTCTTTTTGGGAATGCGAAAGTGGTACAGCTCTCGCATCTGGTGCAACCTGAGTCAACTTACCTACAACACCATCAATTAATGGGCGCATCTTATTGACTGTGATGTAACGGTTAGGTTCGTCCTTATTCTGTAACTGGATGAGGTTACGTGTTTGACTTGAGATTCGGAACCACTGCCTACCTTCAAAGAAGGCAATAGCCATAGCCCACTCAAGTTCCATCTCTTGCCTTGCTCGATAAGCAATATCAAACTGCTCTTTGACGAACTTGGTAATCTTTATCTTTTCCTCATCAGGAGCATCGGGTAATACCTTCCACTCATTTGAGTTATGGTCTAGCGTAAGATTGTTGTCGTTGATAGTCTCATCATTTTTCAGTTGAGCAGCACCAGGGATACCATCAACCATACGCTTTTCATAAGCCATAACTTTAGGTTGCATATCTTCTTGCATCTTTTGCTCGGCAAAAGAAACCATCCCAGACATAACATCCATTCCAAGAGTGTTCTTATTCCTCTTGCGCTGTAGAGGTAATCGCATCAGATGTACCAATCCTTATCATCCTGCTTTTTACGTGCAGGTATATTCCTACGAATGCAGTGTAATTCATATGCGGTGTATACACACGCACAAGTAGTTATAAATGCAAGTGTACCAAAGTAAATGTTCATAGTTTTCACAGGTAATCTTTCCTACCGTACCCATCATCTGCCCATAATGGCTTCCACGTTTTCATATCTGATGTCTCTGGACACTTGACCGGATATTCACGCCACATCAATCCATATCGGAATGAGTCAATGGCGTGGTCACTTCTCGTACCTCCATCAATCTCTTCAGGGTCTCTAGGGTCAGCCATAGTATTACTCAGTTCCCTAATAAGGTTAGGGCAAGCATCCCTAAGAATGCGTAACTTAGGCTTTACCTTGTCACCGTCTACTCTACTTGCAATCAACCATTCCTTGACTCTGCGCCAACCCGCCTTACGGTCTTTGACTGCACGTACGCAAGGTATACCCTTCTTCCACCATATCTCTACTGGATACTCACCAATACGCTGAGACACATTCTCCGGCGGGAATGTATTCGCCCAGTCAAACGCAACTGCTTCAAGTTTAGTGTTCCACTTACCATCTTTGAAACGTCTATCCGCTGGCTCCGCTAGTTTATGTTTCTCCATAAGGAGAAGTGCATTCTCAGCCTGTTTAGAGGACACGTGACCTGCTTCGTAGAACTCTCCAATAGCGTAGATGTTTTCTTTCTCATCACTTGCGTAAAGGATGAATGCAGCTGGTGAACCTGTACCAAAGTCGTGGCTTGCCCAGTATCTCCACCAGGGCTGAAGTTCTACAGCATCTACTACGTGCCAAGGCTCTCCTTCTGGACCATACTCCTTGAAGTCAGCAAAGAACTTACCTCCAACACCAACTTCATGCTGGCACTCTCGAAGGAAAGCGATGATACCAAAGTCATCAATCTCTCTTTGGCATACCTCAATAGATTTATGCTCCCAGTTAGCCTCACCACCAGTAATCTTGTAACCTGTGCGTCCGTCTTCTTTTTCAACAGGCACATACTGTAAGTTCTGAATAGCAGGAACAATAGGCGATTGGATTCTGTTCTGCAACATATCCAACTCACCACTAAGCACTCGGCTCATTACTGAGTTAGCGTGGATTCTGTTCTGCACAAAGACGATTGCACAGTCAGTACTCTTCGCAGGAAGAATAGTCTGGGTGATAGTCTGAATCTTCTTCTCAACCCTATTGACTGAGTCATCTAACTCATCAATATCGTCTAAGATAATCATGTCTGGACGAAGGTTGTCTAACTTCACACCACGTGCGCCAGTATCAAGTCCAAAGGCTAGAATATTGAATCCATTAGCAGTACGCAGTTTTTCAGCATTCCAACCCTTTGAATATCCATACTTGTTAATAGCCCGTTCAATGCCACACTTTTCCATCGTGTTAGCAATATCAGCAACGTGACGGTTAGCGGCATCCTGCGTTGAACATACATACAGAAGGAACCTACGAGTAGCTTTGACTGCAATACGACTGGATATAAGTTCCATCGTAGTAGACTTACCACCACCACGAAACCAACACTCAATCAACGCCGGTGGAGGTGAACCAGTCTTGATACCTTCAGCCCAGTCCCACGCACGTATGTGGTGCTTACCAAGTGGTGCTGACGCAGCGTGTGGGGCAAACTTCCGTAGCCACTTCGTATACTCTAGCTCACTACCATCAATAGGGTGAGCCGTTGAACCAAACTCACTACCATCAATAACATCATCAAACTTCTCTTGCATAGCCTCAAGCAATGCAATACTCAAAGGCTTATTCGGTCGGATGAACTTCTTGAGTGGTTTCGGCGTTATCTTCGTATTGACCAGACTCTTCTGAGCCATCTATTACCTCTGCATCTATAATCATGTCATCAACAGAATCTGCGTAGACAGCAAGCAATTTACCAATACCAGCCTTGATACCTTGGTATTCCTCATTATTAGAAACATTAGCCTTGATGATATTCACCAACTGCATAACTAGGCTAAACGCTTGGTCTACCTCTAGTGTATACGCCTTCTGATGAAGTAGTCGTTGCTCTGTCTCTACAATGCTCGTTCTTTTTTCAATGAGTTCAATAACATCCTTTGCAGCTGCATATTCAGACATTACCTCATTGAGTGCTTTACCTAAAGCATCAAACGTATCCCAAAAATCTTCAGCGTATTTCTTTTCCACACAAGCACGATACATCTCTTGTATCTTCTTGTATTGCTCAATACTTACACCTTCAGCCGCTGCTTCTGCCCTTGTATCAAGCAATGCAGTTATGTACGCAGTGTCATCCCTGAGAGACCACAAATCTGGGTCTTCTCTCAGTTCATCAATACGCTTTAGTAGTCGTGAACCAACATTCCTAAAACGAGATGCAGCACCAGTACGGCTTGACAATCCAGTTGTAAAGTTAGCCTTATCAACTGCTACAACTTCCTTAGGGATACCGCCGTGCCTCATACACAAGTTTCCCCCTTTAATAGCGAAGTTCTTACATAGGAACGTAGACTTATTGATAGAGATTTCTGCGTTACATAACTTGACCAAGGTTCCATTCCTGGTCTTGTATCGCTCTCCGTCCTTCTCAGTGATTGGGTCTTTACTGTTGTCACTACGACCGTACGAAAGATATCTTCTTGCCTTTGGTGTCACTTGTTTTACTTGATGCCCTTATCGTTGTATACTTTCACTATGTCAGATATACCAGTAGTAAAGCATTATCGCCAAGGAAAGATTCAGGCAATAGACGTTATTGCTGACTGGGAGTTAAACTTTTCACTGGGTAACGTTTTGAAATACGTTGGCAGGGCTGGCAAAAAAGAAAGTGCCACTCGGCAAGAAGACTTGCAAAAGGCACTTTGGTATTTAGTATTTGAGGTTACTCAGTCAACAGGTGTTACTGACAATATTGTTACAGCCGTCTCAAGCATCAGTGAAACAAATAATCCGGTTGATTGAATCTCCCTCAATTATCAAAAGATAGAAATCATTTCAGCAGCTTTTTTTGCTTCTGCAACCTCATCCATCTTTACTTTTGGCTCTTGATTACCTTGACGCTTCTTCATCTCAAGTGCTTTTACTGGATTAAACATAGACTGCGTTTGGAACCATTGTTGCATTCCGAGACGAGCCTTCTGCTGTGATTCCGGGTCAAGTTTACGGAACTGTTCCGAACCCGCTAAAAGCCTCATGTATTCAGAACGGTCTTTAGGTTGACCCTTTTTCACTGATTCTTGAACCAGTGAAACACCATAGGCAACTGCTTTACCTAATGGTGTGTCTTGATTCTTCCGAATAAAGTCTAAAGTATCTCCACCAGACTCAGGTGCTTTAGGAGGTCCAAATACAGATTTATCTGTATTACCCATTCCCACAGTCATACCCTGCTTCATATTCCTAGTTCTGACTGGAGGTTGCGGGATAGGTCTACCTTCCTTCCTTGCCTTAGTTTGCTCTTGAGCAAGACGATATGCATCTTCCTCGCTCATAACATTTTTTCGTTGTGTAGGCAATCTTACTGGAACAGGTGGTATAGGTCTACCCTCTCTTCTAGCCTTTGATTGTTCCTGAGCAAGACGATAAGCTTGCTCTTCCGTTAATCCAGACTGCGGCATTATTTCTTCTTGCCCTTCATCATAAAGGCTGGCATCTTCTTACCACCCTTTTTCATATCAGCCTTTTCGGCTTTCATAGGCATATTGTCTTTCTTGGACTCAACACCCATCATCTTCGACATAGACATTCCGCCCTTTGGATAAGGCATTCCCATTGGCATAATTACATTCCTTTTCTGTAAACAGCAGAGGCTTTCTTTTCCTGTGCTTTACTCGGTCTAATCACTACACCACCTGACTCTGAACTATGTTCAACAGCCTCAGCCTGTAGCACCCTACGAGCAGATGGAGTACCTTTTAGGTCATGCTCTCGCTTTTCCATCTGTAGATATTGAGACATAGTAGGCATACTTTTAAGGTTATGCTCTTTCATCTCAATGCCCATCAATTTATCCCAAGACAGATGATTGATATGCTTGTTCATCTGATTAAGCATTTACTTAGCCTTTCCCAATACCTTCTTAAGTCTAGGGTTTTTAGCCTTAGCAGCAGGACTTGCCTTACGAGCAGCTGATGCAAGAATAGCACCGGCACTATTCATAGAGATACCTTGCTTCTTAGCAATCTCAGCCTGGACTACTTTAAATCCACGATGCGGTTTAGTTTTCATTCTTACCTCACTAACAATTCCAGGCTCGTAGCGATTTATTGATACGGCTATTAGGGTCAGCAGCAGTTTTTGCAGACGTACGCTTTGCCTTCATCCCTTTCATCCTGCTACAGAATGAATCACGCCTTGCGGCATCTTTAGGCGTTTTAGGCTTAGGCGCAGGTGGCTTGAGATTCGCACCAGTAGTCTTTTTGAAATGCGCTCGTCCAGCAGCATTCAATCCACCCTTAGGATTCTGGTATTTCTTCAGTACGCCCATAATCGGATTGTAACGTATGACGCTATTAATACATAACTGATAAACTTATCATATGGCACAAAAATTAATCACATCTACTGATGACCCTTTGTACATAAACGCAATTGTTCATCTTGCCAATCTCCTTGACGAACGCACATTTGGAACACCTATGGGTGTATCTCCGAAGTGGAAAGAGAAGTTTATTGGCAAGCAGTATTGCGAAGAGGGATGCGTCAATGGACGTTGTCTGGGTCACACACTCATCTGTAACTTAGGGACAATCACTAAGCATCCAAGTTACTCATTCTTTGTATTCCACCGGGAAGACTACTCAAACGGTAAAACTCAAAGCGTGATTTACTTCTATGAAGATGAAGCAAAAGCTGAGACTCAGTTCAATACTTTGAAACGGAGAGCAAGAGATGTTTGACAACCTCACAACAAAAGAGAAGTACATCCTTCACCTTATGGCTGTAGACAAATTGACAGTCAAAGAGATTAGCGATAAAGTACTCATCTCTACCCGTACGGTACATTACCATCTACAAAACATCTACAAGAAAAGAGGCTATCCAACATCGGCTAGGTCTCAGATGAAAGTTGCTTTGGAATACGTTGAATATATCAATTCAGGTATTGCGGAGAATTAGTAATCATGTATACTATTTTTGTCTGAGTTATACCTACCTACCTACCTCAATTCAGGCTACCTTTCATGATGAAGAGCCAGCTTACTCCCAGAGCTGGCTCTTTTAATTTGTCTACTAGATACCTGTGCTACCTAGTCCACCAGTACGAATAGCGTCACTTGTCACTGGGGTGAAGATATCTACATCGCACTTAGCAAATACTAACTGAGCAATGCGGTCACCTTTGTTGATTACAAACTCACGCTCTTCAATGTTGTTACCCGGAACCTTTGAAAGAATAACCTTTACTTCCTGCTTGTAATCCGAGTCAATGATTCCTGGTGCATTCAATACAAAGACACCATACTTAGCAGCTAGACCTGAACGGGAACAGACCATAGCGTAATGTCCTTCAGGTATATCTACAGACACACCAGTAGACACAATAGCTATGCCACCGTTATAGACAATATGCTCTGTAGTGGCGTACAGGTCAAATCCTGCTGACCCTGACGTAGCCCTAGTAGGAATGACCGCATCCTTATCTAGTAGGTTAAACATTTTTACTCTCCTTCGATTCTTCATTCATCTCTTCCATCACACTTGCAATAAACGGAAACTGTATTTTGAACTCGTCAAATATCTTGTTAGCCAAGTCTTCATGCTCGCTTTGCGTACCGTTGCCACGCCGTACGTTCATATAGTGAATCCAATTACGGATGTATGAGTTGGCATACAACTTAGTAGGCGCACACTCAGGCAGGATAGCCCTTGCAGTTTCAAAAGCTACGCCACATTCAATCAACTGGTCATATGACTCTTGAATCTTGCGAACTGCATCAGAAACAATGCTGTCAGCATAAACTTGCATATCAGTTGGCAACTCAATGGATGACTGACGATTGTATGGATGCTTGCCACGCATAGTTGGCGCAATAATGGGTTTATCAACCTCTGCATACCTTTGACTGAACTCCTGGACACGAATACTTGAATGCCGTATGAACTGACGGCTAACCATTCTAGTTGTCTCTATCTCGATTGTCCAGTTAGCCATTTCAAAGATTGACCAATGGTTATTACGCATACAGTATTTCAGTAGGCGTTTATTTTCTTTTTCAGTTCTATCAAATTGCTTACTAGAAGATACTCGTGCAGTAAAGCAGATATGTTCCTCTGCGTTGGGAGTTTTCCATATAGTCTTAACTTCGTTCATTGATTACCTATAGAATCCTTTATGTACAAGTCTTTTGAAACCTCCGCCAATCGACAGGCTGAATCATATGCAGCACTCAAACTGCAAAGCCGTCTATTCTGCATATTTGGTGAGTGTGATATATCAACCACCAGTAAGCAGTGCAGGCACGATATTGAGTGGGTAGCTGGAGAATCAAAAGGCATATGTGAGTTCAAGCAACGTACTCATAAGTTTGGAACATACCCAGATGCAATGATTACTAAAGCAAAGTGGGACTACCTAAGAAGTTACGATGGACACGCTATCCTGCTCACTGAGTTCATCGATGGTGATTACGTGACTGAGGTGCAAAGTATGCCTAATCTTGAACCGAGGCTCGCTGGTCCAAGATTAAAGAGGAATGAGTATGACGAAGCATTGTCCGTCTTCATTCCTCTTACGTACTTTACGCCACTAGGATTGTGGGTTCCTAAGCAAACGGGTCTTCAATCTCGTTCAGGTCAGATTGACCAGTAGCTGACTTAGGCGATTCACTTCCGCCTCCAGTCTTTCCACTGTCCAAAGGCTGAATCGTATCAGCAACAATTTCCCAAGCCTTGCGTTGCTGGTTCTCTTTATCAGTGTATGAGCGAACTTGGATGCGACCATCAATAGCCACAAGGCGACCCTTAGATAAGTAAGTGCAAGCAAAGTCCGCAGACTGACCCCAAGCCGTAACATCAAAGAAGTCCGTTTCCTTCTCTCGACCCTTGCGGTCAACTGCAATACGCAAGTTAGCAACTGACTTTCCACTACCAGTCTGGCGATGTTCTGGGTCGGCAACCAAACGACCAATAAGAATAGCCTTATTCAGCATCAGTAACCTCAGGATTCAAAAGCAGCTTGTACGAAGGCGTTGCAACTTGCATCGAGCGAATAGCCAACTCAGCAAAGTCTAACATAATCTTCATAGGAACTTTTGCTTCGTAGTTACGAATGTACATCCACGCTTCACCAGCAGATACCGCTGACACCATTTCAGTGCTGTCTTCGGTTTTGATTGCTACATCGTAGGTTCCGGCAACCTTAGGGTTGATTACAACCTCTGCATCAGAATCCCTTGAAAAGGAAATAATCTTCATCACTGTACTCCTCTGACAGTAACCTGTCATCAATGACAGTGTATCACATCACTTACTTGACACTACCATCTGAGTTTCTTTTGAAACTGCGATTAGTCGCAGGTTTCACCAACCGTAGGTTGGAAGGTGCGTTAGTACCACCCTTTGAAAGAGGTTTTTTGTGGTCGATGTCTTTACCCTTACGGGCTACACCATTAGCATCCATAGCCCTGCGAGCCTTTTGTCTTTCCATACGAGTTGGGTGTTCACCCCTAGCAACCTGTTGCTTATATTCCTTGTCGTAAGGCCTGGCTTTGTTTACGTATGGCATAGTCGTTTCCTTGGGTAATCATAACACAATCACTACGTGCGTCATATATATGTACATACGTAGTATGTATATATATCTTCTTGTTAATAGGGGTATAAAAAACTTGACCCTCCCCCCTCAAAAAACTTACCCCCCAATAATCGGGATGCGTAGTAAATATTCATTCATCAAGTGGATAAATCTATCTTCTCCAACAGGATAGAATCAGTCTATAGAACCCATTAAGCCTCTGAATATGCTCAAACAAATGGGTCACTTTTACTGGGAATAATGACGTATGAGTACTGCAAAAAAGACCAATCCAAGCCTCTGGAATAAGATAGTTAGTGACGTAAAGTCATCATCTAAAGGTGGCGATTCTGGTGAATGGTCAGCTCGTAAAGCTCAGTTAGCAGTACAAAAATACAAGGCTTCTGGCGGTGGATACGAAGGTCCAAAGAAGGCTGATAATAGCCTTGCAAAGTGGACTGACCAGAAGTGGCGTACTAGTGACAACACACCTTCAGAGGGTAAAAAGCGGTACCTACCAGATAAGGCTTGGTCAGCACTTAGCCCTGGTGAAAAGGCAGCAACCAATCGAGCAAAGGCAGAGGGCAACAAAACTGGCAAGCAGTTTGTTGCACAACCTAAGACTATTGCTAAGAAAGTATCTAAGTTCCGTTGACATGACACTATTACTAGGTTAGAATTCCTTAGAGGTAGTGTTATGACATTTGGTGAGGTACATCAAGCTATTACGTACGGCAAGCCTGTAAGTCGTGTTCACTGGGGTAGTGACCAGCTGACATTACGTTGGTCAGAAGTATTCAACTGCTTTGTCATCAAGACCCCTGAAGCAGAGACTCAAATGGAATCACTTACCTTGCCATCTGACTGTTTCTTCGCTGATGACTGGATTGTAGTGGAGGAACCAGTATGGTAAAGGTAATTAAACATTAACCATATTATTACTTCACTTTGATGTAAATCCAAATAACCTCATCATTTACTGTGATATATTAACCACGATAGTTAATTACGCACTAATGGTGAGATTATGCATATTGAGTCACGTATTCCAGCTGATGAATTCAAATCAGTGTTAAATTCAAGATTTCCAAACGAACACATTGTGTCTGTTTTAAATGAACTTGAACAGCAGTATTTTACTGAACCACGACACGCAAATTCAAAATATGTATATCCATATTGGAAGGTATGCATAGAATGTAATGACATCTATGCGACTTATACTAAAGAACAAGTAACACGTAAGAAATCGTGTAGTAAAAAGTGCTCATCTGCTCTGTTGCAAAAAAAGCGCAAGCCAAGACCTATTAACACTTTAAAAAACGAGTCACTTGATTGTCCAGTATGTGGAAAGCAATTTATCAGAAATAAAAAACACATATTACGAGTTACAACGTCAGTATGCTCACAGCAATGCAATGGAGTGTTAAGAGCAAAGGCACTTGTTGGTCATGAGCATAAAGGGCGAGGCAATTGGAGTGATGAATCAAAACAAGCACTAGTTACTCGTATGTCAGGAGACACTAATCCAAGTTGGAAAGGTGGAATAACATACATCAAAAAGAAGGGCAATTATAAACATCCTAAATATGTAAAGTGTCCTGGTAAATATATATCTATGGCTAGACCAGATGGATTTGTAGCTGAACACAGATTAGTTGTTGCAATGCAATTAAATAGGTTACTGGAACGAATAGAAGTAGTTCATCATATAAATGGTGACACAAGAGATAATAGGATAGAAAATCTTATGTTGTTCAAGTCAAATAAAGACCATAAGCTTTATGAGGCAGGAAGATGTATTACACCATTATGGCAATACGAACTTGATAAACCAGTCTAACAATATTGGAGATACTCTAATCTGTATCCTCGGAATTGAAGCCCTCGATAGGTGAAAGAGTAAGCCCTACCTAGACCACCTTGACCAATATTGTATGTGCTGGCATCAATTACCAATCCAAAGTTATTTACACCAGCACACTCTTGAACTACTGACGGACTCCAACCGTCTTAGAGCGAAACTCGACCTGAATAACAGCGTACGGACTCTAAACTGCCGCCGGGATGAATCATCCTTTGCAGGGGTAGCGAGTAGTTCTTACTGCCAATTGTACCATATAGTGGTACATCTACTAGTCTAGATGTATACTGTAATCACCACCGAGAGGTGGCATTCTGAATGAAAGTCTCCAGAAAACCCACGTCAGAATATTCCATTGGCTTATAACCTCTGTTAACAAAGAAAAACCCCGGCTTGTCACCGGGGTTCTTCCTTTGGTAGGTTGTTATTCTTGTTGATGCTCACTTCTCAGTGGCAAAAACATAATACCCTATATCTACATATAACCCATAGCGTGACCAGCATTCATAAGCATCTCAGCCAGGTCTTCTCCATCAGCTGATACAGAACCTAGTATCCTGCCGTATTTGTCCTTCTTGTGGTTCTTCACACTAACAACTACCTGTACGGTATCTACCTTACTGGTAACCCAGTTTTCAGTAAAGCCTTTAGCGGTTACTCCAGCCTCTGTACTTATTTCAGGGCAGTCAATCTTTGCTACCCGTATCTTGATTGCTGTAAGGGCTACACCGAAGCCGAGGTCGATATCAGCCTCCAACGTATCACCGTCAACTACACGTATATTTCTAAGGGCATAGTGGTACAGCGTTTTAGTCTTATTCATACTCATCATAATACTGCTAATAAATGTACGTACAACGTACGTGTGCATACGGAATACCTATCTGACTTGTACTACGTTGATATGCACACCATATGCCAGCTATGCGGAACACACTTACTTCAGCACCATCTATCAATCTTCTACCTGAGTATAAATTGTACGTAACAGTAGTTGACCACCTTACAATTGGAGTAGGTGAGATAGGAAAGAAATTTACTATTGTTACACTTTGCAACGATGTAGTAGAGGAGTGTATATCTACGATGGGAGAAATATAGTAGTGAAATAGAGGAGGATATATCCGTAGGAGTCCCCCCACCCAATACACGCACTGGGGACGGGAGGTTGCCTTACCCGGTACCCCACATCGTGTATTCCAGCATTTCGGAGTCCTCATTTTACATCGTACAAATATCACACTGCCAGCTAAGCAAATCTGTATAGAATGGAACGCGCGCGCGTGAATATCACAAGTATGGGCACATTGTCAAGTTTTTGGGAGTGTGTAATTGTTCACACGTACAGTCCTTGCATATACCGTACTTATCGGTAATACTATTGATGTCGGTAGGGAATACGAAAGGTAAACAAAGAAGTGGTACTAAACCCCTCATTACATAGTGTGCGCGAATTATTGAACGATGCATTTTCGGATGCCCTGGATTTGCAGTCTATGAAATCCACTGCATCATTACCAGAATTGGACGCTCAATTGGAATCAATCCACGAAACGCTAGTAAATATCGGTAATCGTAGCAAGCGGTACGCCAATCTATGGAAAATTACCGCCGATATGCGATACCGTTGGATGATAGGCGAAACCTTAGATGTCATCCATCGCGATATTGACAACCTAGTAATTAGGCTTGACAAGTAACCCACAAAGTAAACAAAAATCCATAAAGGTAGGCAGGTATTACGGCAGGTATCGCGAGATGCCTGCCCAGCTGAAAGGTTAGAATAATGAAGGTCAAATTGTCGGATGTATTGTTTCGACAAGGTACGCATACTGTTGACGGTATCACCTTGAAGGTATCGGCAGATAAACAGGTGCGCGCCTATATTGACGGTGAATTGTTTATGTATTCACCTGCTGGTATGTCAATCGCTACCCGTACGCCAAATTGTGCTGTTAGTAAAATCAGAATTAAGAATGCGCTAAATAAGCTCTTCCGCGCTGTTGACTATCCGATTATCTGGACGGTTGAAGATGGTGCATTATGTTTCACGTGTGAAGATACCGCCTATGGTGAAAATCAAAAATATGATATCGGAACCACGTATGCATATAACATTTGCGGGTTATTCCACTGGCGTGTTGAGAATGCACGTGTGAATAAATTCATGTATCAGGAATTGAAATCAGAACGTTACCTATAGGAAAGGTTAGAACAATGCGAGTAATTGAGAAAAATATGCTTCGGGCAATTCGTGCCGGTAAATCGTGGGAATCTAGTAACACTAGGGTATATGTCAACCCAAGCGGTACGATAGATGTCCATCTATTCAATAATCTGATATGTATCATCGTGCCGGATGAAAGCTTGACTATATGCACACGCTGGCATTCTGCCACAACGAAATCACGCCTAAACGTGATATTGAACGAATACAATCTGCCTACCATCTATCAACGGAATTTTTGCTGGTATACGTGCAAGAATGGCGATAGTAACCTATTCACAGGTACGGAAGAATTCAATATCTAGTAGTGTGACATTTTACACTTGTCATATACCGTACGGTATGTAATACTCAATATGAAAGTAGGACGTTATGGAAAATGTAGATGCTTTGGTATGTAACTATGTATCCCATTATGCAAATGGTGAATTCGACTTTGTAGGTAGACCGGATTTTGATGCTGGCAGTTACTTTGCACGATGTGAGAATTGTGACGTGTATAACACATGCTATGAAGTAACCATCCACCATATACCATCAAGTGGTTACGATATATGCACAATGTGTGAAGGTTGCATTTACTCAGCTGAGTATGGCGATAACGAGTAGGTAGGAAATGCAGGGTAGAAATACCCTGCACATTATGAAAGGTATTACGAAATGGACAATTTGATTTTTGCGTTATGCATCTACGCATTCCCCGTATCGGTTTGGGTTACCTCGTTAGGTATTTCTCAATTGATTGTGAAAGGCAAGTAAACCGATGAAAGAGAATTTCACGTTCAATGTTGACGCAAGTAAACCCGTTCCAACGGTAGCATTTCCAGGGCTATACCCTATCTATTACATAACGCGCGATTGTGCTACCTTATGTCCAGATTGTGTGAATGACAATCTCACATTATGCGCCGATACTGACAACGATAATTGGTATGTAGAAATGTCAGATGTCAATTGGGAAAATCCCGAATTGTATTGTGACAATTGCGAGTGTCGTATACCATCGGCATATGCCGATAACGAGTAGATGAAAGGTAAACAAATGAATAATATTTGGACTGGTCAAACCGATACGCTGGCAGACGTGTTGAAGAAAATAGACGATGCACTAGCATTACTTACGAATTCTACGGACGTGAAAGCGGACGTGAAAGCGATAGGTTTATTATCTGAAGCTGGTAACCGTTTAGAATGCTACATCGCCTGCAATGATGATAATGGGCAGGACGAATTCAACGCAGATGAAAGTAATCACGTAACAGGGTAACAGGTAGGCAAATGCAGGGTATCTAACAGGTACCCTACCAGATGAAAGGATAAGACTATGTGCAGGAAATCATTTGACGCAGGTAAACGTGCTAGGCGTACGCTTCAAAGCTTGACAGCAGCTATATTCACACTTGGCGCATTCTATGTAATATATTGTGGGTTATGGATTCTACAGGGTAGATAGAATCCAGGCGTAGGGTATACGGTAGTGTGGAATATCTCACATACACCCATACCGTACAATCTGGTAGACTAGCAGTGTAGATGGATGCAGGGTATCAATACCCGATGAAAGGTAGCAGGTAGGGATTATGTCAAGTTATAACGGATGGACGAATTACGAAACGTGGAACGTTGGGCTTTGGTTTATGGACGATATGGTATCTATCGCGTCCGATAATGGTGAAGCTGTCGATGCAGACTGGTGCCAGGATTTCGTAGATGAATATATGAATAGCGAATACCGCCATATCAATACCGGATTCATAGGCGATGTAATGAATGCGTTTATACGTTCTGTAGACTGGCACGAAATCGCAAGTCACGTAAACGATGCCGCAGAATTAACCGACGAATCCGACGATGAATCGGACGATGAATAGGTAGGTAGGTAACGGTAGGGTATGCAAGCGTGTACCCTACCAGATGAAAGGCAGGCAGGTATGAATAACGTAGATATACAAACGTTACCAGAGGCAGAGTTACTTATCGCAGAGGTAATTAAACGAGTGTTGAAAATGAAGCATATGCCAGACTCGCAATTGCTAACTGATAGATTCTCAGACTTTGCAGTAGTGTATTCTCAGCTTAGGGAAATCCAGGACGTGCTATCAGCGACGAATAGCACACATAACAAGTAGGTAGGTAACGGTAGGGTATACGCCTATGTATGCCCTACCATCTGAAAGGTATCTAACAGACTGATACCAGTTCCCTTGAAAGGTAGGTAGATATGATAAGCGTAACGGGTATTGTTCATATTGCACACAACGAAAATCCTGGCATCTGGTACGACCTGATTAGCACAAAGGCTGTTATAGCGTTACCGTTTGATAGTCGCGATGCAGTAATGGTGCGAATGAATAAAGGTATAGAACTGGGCAAACGCAGCCATAACATTATTACAAATGCGATATCAGGCAAAGTAGATAAACTTGACGATATGCATATTCGTACAATCATTCACGAGGTACGTTGTGCTGGTGCAATATTCGTAGGCAAAGGTAGGTAGACAGGTATGCACCATTTAGATATTCACATAGCACCATCCGAAGCTGACTACGCAGCCAATCGAAACGTACGCATTATCAAGGATTATAAGAGTCTAAAGGAATTTGAAGTAGCAAATAACGAAATGCCATTCTACGCAAGGCTGGCGAATGATGGAAATCATATCGTAGTAATTAATCGTGAAGGTTGGACGCATAGCGTAGCAGGTAGATTTGACGTACGACGAATGCGTACACGTAACTACCTCAAGCTTTACCCATCAAAGGGATACTATTCACACATCAAAGCATCAGACGTTCGTATATAGATAGGTAGGTAGATAGAAATGGTAATTAGCAATCTTACAAGGCGTGAGCGTGTATTTGACATCTTAGCAGACATCAGGGATTTACATATAATCCAGGACAAGGACGAACGTGTCGAACAATTGGAATCTATCGCTACATCCATAGCAGAATTGGGCGAGAATCGTAAAACTTTACATGAATTGGTTATTAATCTCGCCAATCTGTGGCGCATCGATTGCAATGGTGCTGAAGGATTCACGATATCAAATGACATCGATAGACTCCACGATTATGTAGAACAATCCCTACGGAGTAAAACAATCGCAAGGTAGATAGGTATAGGGTAGTGTGGAATATCTCACACTTCACACTACCGTACAATATAGTATACTAGTTATGAAAGGTAGGCAGGTATGAATCTTAATATTGAAATGACAGACACAGACGCAGGTAACGCTAACTATAGCTGGGTTGTTCGTAAGACTGTAACCCATACAGGTAAAATCAGCGATACTGCTATTGTTCGCAAGGTCAAGCGTACGCTAGGTATCACATACCCACATCGTTACTATTTTTGGAGTAATGGCACACTTACAATCGAATTCCCTAAAGGGACGAACATCATCATTTTTGCGACAGTCTGCGACGA